TTGCTATCAACATACCTTGTAATATTATAATCTGTTTCAAGATATTCTTTAACTTTACCAATAAAGACATATTTGAAAAACTTATTAGGAACTGGGCGAGGAGTAAACCCATTATTGGCTTTATCATTCTCAATGAGCCAAAGACGCTCAAGGTGAATAAAAATTTGACCCTCTTCTGAATTCTTAAATTCTTTTAAAATGTTCATTTGAATTTCAACTCCATTTCCCATATTTTCCAGCTTGGATTTTCATCAATATCTAATTCCCAATCATAAATTGCTTCACGCTCATAATTGCTAATATCTTTGTAGTTTTCCATAACTACCCCTTTCAATCAATTTGTTCTAATAGGTCTGCTCTTACATTTAATGATTTCAACTCTGTTTTCTTCACCCAGAAGTAATTACTTTTGTGCAATAATGCTGGGGTATATATTTTCCTAAATGCTCTCTCTGAAACATCTAGTCCAATTTTTTGACAACTATCAGATAAGCAATATTCATAACCTGCTTCAAATCTTTCGTCAATAAATTCTGATTCACAATATATGCATTGAGCCATTTATCATTCTTTCTACTTGATCTTGTAATTCAAAAATTTGAGATTGAAGATTAATAATTGTTTTGCTATTTGATTCAACAATGTCCATAAGAACACTTGTTCGTTGATCAAATTCTTTTGCCAACTCAATATTACTCAAGCTTTCAATAGCAACTTTACCATTTTCTTTTGTATCAATCATATTCCACTTTGTCATAAGTTTACCTTTTCTCGTTGTAGTAATTCTTATACCATTCTTCAGTATATTCTTCTAAATTAATTTTGTCGTTATCTACTGACCAATTGAAGTAATCTTGTTTTTTCTGAATATCAAACAATGATTCACCATTTACTTTTGTATTATGAATATCAGTTCCTGCGAACCTATCCTTATTTATTGTGATAACTTTTGAACCAGTTGGAAACAATACTTTATCAAATTCAAATATAATATCGTCTGGCTTATTTGGATTGTAATCAATATCAACAACCTTAAAAGGAATATGACGATTATATTTTAATAAATTAATTGGATCAACATAAACTTCAGTACCAGCATCATAAATACCTATCCAATTAATTACATCTCCAACTTCTAAATTAGAAGCTGGAGTAAGATATTTATAATTACCATCTTTTGTAATATCAGAATGAGTTTTCATTGTTATTCACCTTTTACTAGTATTTTACAAATTTTAATTACTTTATCTAAATTACGATTGTTTTCATTTAGAATTGCACCATTACGCATAATCCAATGATAATCTTTTCTTCTACCAATTGGAATATTCATAACAGTAGTTAGATTTTCTAGTTCATTTAATAATTGATTTCTATGTTCCATTATTACAATTCCTTTTCTTATTAGATACTTCGTGCCATACGGCGTACATTATCATTTACTAATGCTTGCTTTTTCTTATGCTCAATTTCTAATTTAGCAATTAGTTTTTTAAGCTGATCAATGTTGCTGTCAATTGCTTTTTCTTCATAACCAGCAATAACAACATCAATATCTGATTCAAGAATATGAACAACTACTTTTACTTGCTCTATCTTTTTTAGACGCATAAATAAACGCTCTTCGGCTAAATCAAATACTTTACCAGTACGATTATTGCGAATTGCTTTTATCTTTAGCAATGACTTCATATGTTCAATTTCTTCAATTGAATCATATGTATCAAGAATAACATCAAATGATGTTTGAACAATTTCTTGTTTTTTCCAAGCACGACTAAGATTATTTATGCTATTAAGATTTACTTTCTTACAATTAGCACGAGGTGCTATTGGAATATGACTAACAATGTCTATGTCAACATTAGATACAATCTTAGATTGTATATCTTTAAGATTTACTCGTTTCATTTTTATAAGCCTTTCTTATTTTAGATAATGAGATGGGTGTATTTGTGAATTACCAGTAATAGCAGAAGTTCTTGCTTTTCTTTGCGAACCAAATTTGCGTTTAGAATAATCTGAACCATCAGGATAAACAATAGCAATATTTGCATTACGCAATTCTATTTGTCTGATAAATGACAATAATTGTGCCATATCAAACTCGTAATCTTTATCAGTAATAGCACTTGTAATTGTTTCATAACCAGTATAAGTATATTTGAAACTAACAATAAAGCCGTAATTTACTTTACCAGCAACTATTTCTGTGCCGAGCAATTCCTTTTCTTTATCGCTATATTCCACAATATCTTGTGCGTTATGTTGTATCATATCATGCGTCATAGAATATACTTTTGTCACACTAATCCCTTTCTTATATTTTTTAATATATTTTTTACTATTCCCTGTACAATCTCTGATATAAGCATTGACATATCCTATCATAGCGCAATTAGTAAGTCCAGTCATTTAATTAAAAGTTTATTTGATGGATTTTATTGCGGAGATAAGCTGCGTTATTTGATCGTGGGATTAATGGTCCGATTAGTGGTGCGATTGATCGGCATAAGATAAAGGCTTTATCTTAGCGTATGTTTAAGGGCAGCACAAAGCCTGTGTTAAAAGTTATAAAAAAAACTTTATTGCGGGAACGGGTATGAAGTGAATAAAGTAAAAACTTGAGTATATGTCCGTAACACATTCTCGTCATATGTTAAAAACTTCAACATATGAACCACCCGCTTTATTTTGCTTTTTTCTATGGAATTGAGTATATATTTTTACAAGGTATGAGCTTTTAATATTTTTTTCAATTTCCTAATGCAATTTAGGGATTAGTAACAAACTTTGCATTCTTTTCTAGGAATGACATCATAGTTCCTTCATATCTCATACGACCTAGATGACCCATTTTAATAGCTGGATCAACCCAAACTTTGCCACCAATGTCTTGCCAATATCTGCAGAACCCATAATCCTCAGACAAGAATCTATTTAGATGTGGATCAATGTAAGAATTAAAGAACGCATATGTCCAATTTCTTTCTTCATCATTTAAAGAACCAGTATCGTCATTATATTTTAGATGAGGGTAAGCTTCAATCAATTTAGTAAATACTTCTCTCTTAATAAGCATAAATCCAGTTCCAGCATCAAAAATTTCTACAGCGCCGTTGCTAACGCTTAATGTTTGGTTCTCTTTATCTTTAACTGGATTAACAACAAATCTTAAACTATTACCAAGCAACTCATCTACAGGTACTCCTGCTTTTACATTTTGCTCAACACTTTCCCAATTAATAGATTTAATCGGGTATGCACCAGTCATAATTTCTTTCTCGTGCCAAAGCATTTTGATAATATCTTCTGGTTCCCAAGAAATATCAGCATCAATACACATAAGATGTGTTAGCTGCTCTTGTGCCATAAATTTTGCAGTCATACTGTTTCTTGCTCTATTAATTAATGAATCTGTAATAGTCGCAACAGCAAATCTGATATTATGATCTCTAAAATACATCAATGTCTTAATAAGAGACATCATTGTTGGTTCGCTAATTTGTTGATCATAGCAAGGAATTGCAAAAAGCACATTCCAGCTTTGGATCTGTTCATTATCAATTTCTATAGTTTGTGTTTCAAAAAGTCCCATAGCAATAGTATACATAAAAAAAAGGGCTGAGATTGCTCCCAGCCCTCTTTTCTTAATTATTTTTTATTACTTAGTTTTTACAGATGATCTGACATTCTTAATGTCTTTTGCCTTTACCGTATTCGTATTCAGCGATTTGGCGTTCTCAATTTCTGACGATACTGGAACTCTAAAGTAAAGAGTTGAGTTTGCCTTATCAAAATGAATTTCTACATCCAATCCCAATTTCTTCGCCTGGGCACGAATTCTCTGTTGCATTGAATTATACTTCTTACCAGCTTCAATGTTTGTAATTGAGAAAGGCGATCCTGTTTTGCCTGACATTACAAGAGTGTCAATAATCATTTGCAACTCTGCCGATGTACGACCAGTGCGTGAAATTACTGGGAATTTATCTGCTTGCTTAATTTCCATCTTATTCTCCGATGTTTGGTTTTGTTAAGTAGCCTTTTGGCTTGATAGACAATGTAGCATCACTTTTACGCCTTAGTGCGTATTTGTCAGTTTTTTCTGAAATTTCTTTCCTACCAAGCGGTCAGTGCTTTTTTTAGCTGTGCAGTAAGTACTGCGTTCTGCACTGTTAATTCAGCTACCTTATCTGCCAGGGCTTTAACAACATCGTTAATATCAATTTCATTAACATTTTCTACAGACTTTCCATCCATGATCCCACCTCCTCTGTTTGTATATTAGATTGTAGATATTCAGGCACAAAGCCTCCCAAATTATGATCATACCTTCTCACAGTACCAAAATCCTCTATATCATCATATTTTTCTACATCCATATCTAGACCTAGGATTTCTATTTCAACTTCAGTCTCCATTGCCATATTCTCAATGGCGTTGAATACAGACCCAGCCAAAGCGTCTGCTAGGTCTTTAGACCCAGCATTGGGGTGATCAATTTTATTATTAGAAAACAATCTTAACTTTAATAACTCTTCTTCAACAAGAATATGATTCCAATATCCTCTTAATCTTGTATCATAAATTGAAGTCATCAATGTATCATAATCTGTTTTTTTAACAGAGTGAAAGTCTGCATTAATACCTTGCGATCTCAAGCTTTGAATCATTTCAATTGACTGCCATCTGTCAAATGTAACTTTAGCTACATCAAACCTTTTACATAAATCAACGATCATCTGCCTAACTGAAGCAAAGTTAATTTCTTCACCTGGGGCAGCCTTCCATGAATGGACCAAATCAACATTAATAATTGGTAAATGCTCAGTGCCCATAGATGTAATTATTTCTTTAAAACCAGTACAGTGAGACATACACAACGCAGTTCTGTCTCTCTTATGTCCAAGGTCTATATGTATATACCTTCTATGCCCATCTGTATTATTAAACCATCTATGAAATCTACCGTCTGGATCAACTGGGTCATCCCCGTACATAAAAGCTTTTCTAACTTTTTCTTCATCTCTAAAATATGCGTCTTCCATTGTTGGAGGTTCACATTCAAAACGAGAAGCAGCTTCAATTGGATTTCTAATATATTCCGATTCTAATTGTTCTCTTTTAATTGTAGGGTTGACTTCCCATGTCGCAGCCTTGATAGACCATGTTTTTGGTTCATTCTTTTCTCTAGAATTAAAATATCTTTGCTGAATGAAATCACCTTTGTAACGAGGGAACGACAAAAGAATAACTTTACCTATTTCTGGAAAGCGAGACATGACGGATAATTTACTCATGTTATAAATCGCAGAGGCTGAACCTTTTGATCTAATTTCACCTTTTAGTTCACTATCTGTTTTAAATGCTGAAATTTCGTCTAGAATAACTGTTAGTACTTCATAACCTTCCCAACCTTCTGATTCGGAGTGACCAGAGAATAATCTAACTGGGCGAGAAAAGAAAAATATTTCTGATACTCTAGGTTCAAATCCAACATTATTAAAGAAAGGAGATGACAGCAATAAGTTTTTTAATGGTTCAAAGAATACTCTTTGAGCTTGTTGTGCGTTCACAGCCAGGTTTAAAAGGTCTATATAAACACCATGAGCTTTACCATAGTAGCCCAATGGGTCTCTCAAACAATGCAGCAAATAAACTGTATAAGCCATAGAAATTCTTGCACAATGGTCTTTACCTGATCCTTTACCAAGCATGCAAATCACTTCATTGTCTGTATACTTCTTATAATATTCCAACCCAGCTTCTTCTCCATAAAGTTTTTGCAAAGTAGGTAATTTGAAAATTTGTGTGCTATGCTTTACGATCTCAAGCTGAATTTCAGATAGAGGAGGTAAACCTAAATAATGTTTATCTTGAACGAAAGTTTCAATAGAGACAGGTTGTTCCATAAGTTCATCTTGTCTTAATAAACGATCAAAGTCGTTAAATTCAAGGTTGACACCGAGGAAGTCAGACATTTTTCAAACCCCCCTAAATGGCGGAAATAGCGTTCTCAAATTATGAGCAAAATAGCCCCTAAATGGCAAAAATAGCGTTCTCAAATTATGAGCTCTCTTCTTTAAGGTTGACTGGTTTACCAGTCATTATCTCAAATGCAATTTCTAGTTCTTTCCTAACCTCTTCCGCAATCTCTGGATACTTGGAAATAACATCTCTGAGGATCTTAGAAAGAATCTGGTTAACATTCTCTGCTTTCTGCATTCTAGCAATATACTCACCGTCAGTTTGATTCCCGCCCATCAATTTATGCAATTGAGCTTTCTTGGTAGCTAGCTCGCCTGCCAGCTTAATTGCTTGAATTCTGGCAGCAACCATGCCATTGTCGGTAGCAATATTGATGGTTTCCCAGGCTTCCTTGCTCAACTCATCAAATTCGGTTAAAGCTTTGATAGTGTTAAACTGAACTTTTTCAAGGAAGAATGGGTCTTCTTCAATTGTTTGATTTAAAATTAATTTATATTCTTCAATATATTCTTTTATTTCATTAATTGGAATTGACATCAAGGTGGAAATTTCCCGCATTGAGTAACCTTTTACATGCAAAATTCCAACTTGTTCAACATCTTTAATTTTTTCAATCAAACTTTTTGTTTTAACTATTTCAATATCTGACATAATCTATCTATATACCTCTCCGACACTTTTTCCCATGTCATATTTTCATTTATATATAATGCCGACATATATGTGCGGTTAGAAATTTCTTCGTAATTGTTTACTGTATACAACATTTTATCACATAAATCGTCAAAATCTGGCTTTGCCCAGTACCCTGTATCTTGATATATGCCAGACATTTTATAATCCGACATTGAATAATCAAGCGGAACGGAAAGATGAGCAAACTCAGTACAGGCAGAAAAGTTTGTGCATATTGTTGGTATACCCTT